TGTCAAACTCTTTGGCGTTTGCTGAGTCTTCATTCGGCAGGTTCTTGGTCAGGCTGGCGCTCATCTTGGCCTGCACTTCAGCAGGCATCAACTGTGCCTCGGTCATCAGCTTCTGCGCCTCTGCCCTGTTTTGTTCGGCCTGGGTGGTGTTCACCGCAATCTGCGCCTGTGCTGCTTGCATTGCCAGCTGCTCTTGCATCATGGCCTTCGCTTGAGCGTTCGGGTCAGGCTGGCTCATCTGGTCAAGTGCCGCCATCAGTTCAAACCTGTTGGTTAGGCTGGAGTTGTTGAGGATTCCTTTAAGTATCAAAGGTAGGACAGGCGTATTTGGCCCCAGGGTCTGCAACAGGCCAATGAACTGCTGCTGCTCATGCTCCCTAGCAATGATGCCCAATGTCGCGGTCGGTATGAACTTCATATCCACCGATGGGTAACGCTCTGGGTCAAACTGCATATAGCGGTAAGCCGCCTTCTCGATGAACGGTATCAGGAAGTCCTCTTGGAAGTTCACCAGGGTGCGCTTGTACTTCTTGATGATCGTCGCAACCGCCATGTTCATGCCGCCGCCATCACTGGCCTGCTGGCTCACCATGCCCTGCGAGTCCAAGGTGCCAGTGCTTTGCAGCAGCATCCTCTCAAACTCCTTGGCGGTGTTGAGATTGTTCAAGCTAGTCTCACCAAACTTGAATGGGAACAGAATCTCGCTGGGGTTGCCGTTCACCAGCAAAGCCTTGCCTGGCTTCACCTCGAACTTGGCGCCTCGGGGCAACCTCGTGGCGTCCATTGCCATCATGGGGCTGGTGGTCAGCGCCAGGGAGTCAAGGTGGCTACGCACTTGGGCGTCAATCGCCTTCTGCATATTGAAGGCTTTCTCCACGGTCCCGCGCCCCAGCAAGCGGTTTGGCACGGTATCATCTTGATAGCTGATGACCGGGCGGTCCTTCATCATGTACGGGCTGGCCTCGGCCTTGAGCAGCATCCCGTCATTGGCAATCACCACAATGGCCTCGACCATGTTGCTGTACTCGTCGGCTGCTGACGACTCGGGGAACAGATCGACGATCTCCTCGTCCTTCTTGTCCAGCAGTTCCCTCGGCACCAGACCGTAGTACGTCAGCAGCAGCACCTTCTCATCTTGGTACTGGCTGATTTCCTGAGTTGGCTCCAGGTCGGTGTCCTCGTAGGTCGGGGTGATGTTCACCTTGCGGTAAATCCCCTTCTCAATGCCCTCAACAATCTTGTGGATGCTGATGTACTTCTCAATTGCCACGCCCATGCAGTCATCAATGCTGGTGCCGTTGGGGTCAAACAGGAAATTCTTGGGGTTAATCGGCACAATCTTCACTGCCGTGCGCTCACCCTCCATCACACCAATGGCAGCAGCGGTTTGGCCTGGAACTGGCCTGGTTGCAGCAATAAACGTCTTTTCTTGCTTGACAATGATCTCGCCAATGCCAGTACCGTAAATCTCAGCCATCAACTCAATCTGATCAATGGACTTTCTGATCTTGTCTAGCTTGAAATCCTCCATCAACTGCGCTTTTAGCATCGCAACGTCGATGGGGTTGTTGTTTACGTCCCGCAAATCGTCGGTAATGTCGAAAAACTCGCCCTGACCAAAGATTGCCTCCATGATCTCAGCGTGCCTTGTCTCCACGGCCTGCTGGGTGGCAGGGGTGACGATGCGGCTGCGCTCGGATTCCCGTGTTTTGTCCTCTGCTGCCCACTGCCCACGGAAAATACGCTCGTATTCCAGGTAAGACTCAAGGAAATTAGCGTTTCGGTAGTCGCGCCAGCGGTCGCAATGCTCGGTGACGAACGCAGTTAGGTCTTTGTCCTCCTGCGAGGGTTCATCAAACTCGTTTTGGTCAAGTTTTGCCATAAATTACCTTGTGCTGTCAGCAAACGGGTCAGAATAACGTGGGTCTGCCATGTATTGTCGCACGGCATCAGGCATTTCATTGTCCTGCGTCCCGGCCCCCAGGCCAATGCCACCAATCGGTGCAGCTGTAAACAGCGGCTGGCCTTTGCTGACACCGCCACGCATCTCAGGGCTTATGTCAATGTAGCGAACTAATGCACCGCCTGGTATGCCTTGGCCTGTCTTGATTCTTATCTCACCCGTTTTGGCGTTGTACTTCTTGCCTTGCTTTTCAAAGAACGCTGGGTAAATCTCATCGTAGTATTTCTTCATGCCTTCGCCGCCAATTTGAAGGTCAAGACCGGAGAATTTGGTCATTCGCTCTGCTTGCATAATCTTTTGAGACATTTCTTTTCCAACAACATCATTTAGTTTTTTACCGCTAAATTGAGTTGAACCAGCACCGTAGCCAGTAACAATGCCATCTTTATCAACCATGAGTTTTATGCTTGTTCCCTCTATTGGGTCAATTCTTACAGATCGAGTTCCATCCTCATTAACCATTGGGACGGTTATTTCATCTACTTGTTTAGCAAGGTTGTAACGCTCTGCCTGTTGACTACCCGTTGTCAGGCCAACTCGGTCATAGCCATTGTCAGCGGCATACTTCAGCGCCCGTTTCAGCGCAAGCTGATGCCAGGTTCCTTTGAATGGTGCGTCTGGTACTCGACTGCCTTCTATTGATGCTTGATGCCTTGACATAATGTCAGAAAATTCAGCGGCCTCCTGTGGAGTCAATAACCCATCTCTTTGTCTATTTTGCAAACTACTTGCACGTTGATATTCTTCGTCCGTTATTTTTTTACCGTATTCACCAGACTTGGATTTATATCCGTACTCCCTACCACCCTGATGCCAATCGGATTGAATCTCCTCAATCAATAGCATCTTCTTGCCATCAGCATCAATGCGGTCATTGACCCTCATGTGGGCCAAGATGTTGGGTTGGTCAAAGTGAGAGGATGTGTAATTGCCAGTTGATAAACCAACTTTGTTGCCTGAAAAATCATCTACTTCTATTTTCCCACCTGTTGCGTCCCAATTTCGTTTTGCTTCTTTTTGCGCCATTGCGTAAAGTGGATTTGACGGGTCTGCATAATCAGAAAATTTAGCTTGAAAATATAAATCAAAATTAGGATACATTGCTGGCGCTTTCTCTGGCAAGGTCAGCAATATCTCACGGTAGTTCTCACCGCCAGGTAGTTGGTATTGTTGGTATTTGGTAGCGCCACTTATGCCATTTTCAAGTTCTGGATTTGTCAACTCATCAATAATATCTTGCCGTCTTGTTCTCCAATCTGGGCCATAACCACTTCTTAAAGATTCGCCAAACATTCTTTGATATTCTGCATCTAATTGTTCATTTGATAACTTGTTGATATTTGAAGGTTCCCCCAACCTCACCTCTTGCACATCAACCCTATTGCCAGCAATGTAATCTTGCACCTCTTGCCGGGTCACATTAGGCTTGCCCTTCAGATACTCATCTAACCCCATCCAGGACAGCTCATCCTTTTTAACGTCTTGCCCCTTCATCAGGTCATTAAAGAAAGCATCACCAGTGCCTGATTTACGGGGCAAGGACAATGCTGCTTGCTCAGTTGCTGAGTAAAACCCAATAGGAGACACTGGTGCTTGCGGCTTGATTGGACCGCCAAGCAATCCAGCAGACTCACCTTCCACCACGCCAGGCATCAGACCCTGCCGCTGCAAGTACCTCTCGCCCATGCCCACTGCCGTTGGACCCAATGCCTTTGCACCAGCCGCCACTGCTCTTGCTGCTGGCATCGGGTTCAAAGGCACAAAGGCACCTGCCTGCCCAGCCACTTCACCTATCCTGGATGTTGGGGCTAGTGGCAGATTCTTGAGGTAGTAATCAGAGCCATAAGGCATCTGAGGTGCTGGCTCATATTGGGTATCGCCAAACATCTCGGTTGGCATTGGGCTGCGGCCCATGAAGTTCAATGCGTCAGGGAGTAACCCCAGCAAGCCTGCGAAACGTCCACGGGTAACGTCCAGCGGCACATTGGCTGATGCCTCACGGTCCTGGAGCCTGCGCCTGGGCTGCATCTGAGGGAAGACGCCAAACGCTGGCCTTCTCAGCAGTTCCTCATCATCATCAAGCAGCCCCATGATGCGCCCCTACGAAATCTGAGTGATGGACACATCGGTGGCAGTAGCGCCACGAATCACCGCTACCTTGTCACCAGAGGCGCAGGCCACATATTCGATGGCATTCGCTGGCAGCATCGGCGAGGTGGTCAGGCTGGCGGTAGGGCTGGCTCCAATGGCAAAGTGGCAGTGCGCTGCAGAGCCAT